CAGGAACAAACGGCTCATCTGAGTATTAACAATCTGAGAAGCAAGACCTGTACCTCTAAATACGAATTGCGAGGCGATCTTACCAGCAATTATACGGTTGTACAGTCGACGTGACAGACCAGCACCAGTGAATTCTTCAAGAACCTCGAGGTCGCGTGCATATCGCGCCGTTTGGAATAAGAAATTAGTTACCGGTAAACCACCAGTAAATTTCTCAACGGTCTTAGCAATTCGAGCTAAAGTGTAAAATGTTCCAGCAAGCCTTAACTCCGTCGATGCTATTTCTGCGGCTTTTGTTTTGAATTCTCTCTCGACCTCCCGTTTTGCCGGCGTTAAAAAGTCTCTAGGAACCATGCGATCAGTACCATAGTACACATAAACTGCATGTGGAGCAATGTCTGTGTTCACACCTACAATGCTTTCAACTCTGTTAGGTCCAACTTCTTTTTCAGTTCGATAAACTGCAGATAGCATGGTGCCAACGCCTTTCTTTGCTGCTTCCTCCTCTTGTAAGTGAACCCAATAAGGAGTCGCTGGATGCGGATTGTTGTAATGCGCAACCGAGTACGGATGCCCTAATCTTGCTAAATCTCTCAAAGTATGACAAGTTCGAGAAACATTGAACTTAACCTTCTCCTCCACTGCTTTCGCCATTTCCTGTCGTGCTTTAGACAGACCTATAAAAGCTGTACCATAAGTCACACCCAAAGAGATCATAACATTCGATGCGCCTTCGATTACTTTCATCCTTCAGTCCACCTTCAAAATTGACTCATAATGATGAATACCGATCTGATCATAAACTGGTGAAACCGTGTCAACCAAATAAGTTTGTCCTGCAAAAACAACATACTGTTCGGCTTCCACTTGATGTTCAGAAAACATCTTGAAAGTATCTGTTTCTACCACACCAGGCGTTCCTAGAGATAGAAAGAACTTCTGCTTAGAAATTCTAACTGGAACATTACTTGCAAGCAACACAAGATTTTCCACTGGCTCTCCTTGCGGAGTCACAGCTTGTATCTCAAGAGTTCCGGAAGAGAAACCGGTTGCATTCACTGCTGTAAGCGATGAAAATAGATTTTCTGTTTGATATGCACCATCTGCTGAGAAGATGTGTGTTTCTGCAACACTTACGTTGTTCTGATCTTTACCATGGAATCCTAACGTACCGCCATCGACAGTTCCTGAAACGACGACCAATAGTGCTGCGGCACGAGAAGGCTGATAATCAATTGAAATTGATTCAGTCAAATCAGTCTTCTTTACGACGAGATTTGTCTTCTCGTAAATATCCGCCGTTTCAGTGAGTAAACCAAGCATCATACTTCTCCAACATCATCGATTTGGTCTTGAAGCTCAGCTGCCTTAAGCCTTTGGGAACCAACGTAGATTGGCTCCTCCACCACTTCATCAAGACCTTCAACCGCTTTCTTCATCGCATCCTTCAGAGGATGACCTGGCGGCAGTCTCTTCTCAGCCTCCTTAAATTCCTGCCGAGACCAACGCGCCAACAGAAATCCAAGTTCTTTTCGTGCCAGAGGGAAATCAGGATTCAATTCAATGCTTTTTCTCAAGAACTTTTCTGCCTTCTGCTCTAACCCTAAGTTGATATAATGAAGAGCCAAATTAAAGTAAGGACGAGGATCTTTTGGGTTCCTTTGTATTTGCTTCTCATTTAGTCTCTCGTAATTCTCTAATTTCTTATCAATGACAGCATCAGGCTTCAAATAACCAAAGTGGTCAATCGGTACCCTAGACCAACCTAACCTAACCTCAGGCAACCTCGACAAAGATACCTCTACCGTCTCGTGTACAAAGCCTTCATAAAATAATCTGCTGTCATTTCCAAACTCCTTCAATGGTTGCACTTTAAAAAGCCTAATAGACTGCGTAAGACTGATTTGACCGCTCTTGTGATGGTTCCTCACGGAAAATATGTAGCCGTCTTTCTCGCCCTCCACAAGCTGCAACAAATACCCAAAGTTGCTGAACCTTTCATCAGGATCAAGATGGCAAACCCAACGCGTTCTGACTTTTCCTAAGCCAAAATTCCGCGCATCTGCAAAACTTCCGTTCCAAGGAAAGGAGTAGACTTTAGCACCCCATCTCTTAGCCTTTTTAACTGTATCATCCTTAGACCCAGTGTCAACGAGGATAATCTCATTGAATATTCCGTACACCATCTCTAGGAACTCATCTATTATCTCTCCTTCATCTTTCACAATGGTCATTAGAGTCACGTCATTCCTTTCATGGTAAGGTGCTAACCTCAAATTAGACTCATCAACCAAATGTCGGTAACTCTTATGACCAATCTTTTTAACGTCCTTCGCTATATCTATCTTCTCATACCAATGGAATTTTCTCTTAGCCTCTTCATAATTAGCGTAACCATAGTGCTTAATCCTGAAAGGACAAACACGCTGTGCATCGACAGGGACCGATGGGTAGCTCGAATGAAGTCCCAAAGGATGATCCGAAGTAATATGAAGATTAGGATCTACCTTGAAAAGACGCGGGAAGTACTGAATGCCGAAATAATCGTCTCTGCGAATCATGGTCGTACCACGCCAAAATGTCAACTGTTTAAATCTCCAAGCCTTAATCTGAGGGATGATCGAGCGACATAATCTTTCCATTTCCCTACGAGTGAACGAGGACTCTAGTTCCTCGTCAGAGTCAAGAATAAAGATATGTGTAGGCTTATAAGTTAAAGCTCTCTGTAACAGGAACTCACGATCACGGGCATCGTTGAAATCATTGAAAGGAGACTGAATGACTTCCAACACCTTCTTAGACTTTTTCGCTACCTCTACTGTATCATCAGTGCTGTGATCATCGAAAATGACGATGCCGTCACACACCCTTTCCATCGAGCGGAGCATCCTCTCAAAGTAAGGCATTCCATTCTTAACACGACAAAGACCAATCACATTGAGAGGACCTTTACTCCTCCACTTTTCGTAAAACTTCCAACGATTATGAAGTCCGCCTTTCATCCATTTCAGTTCTGGTAACGATGTGGACTGCTGCCCAAAATGATAGACGAACGTATCTCCACATACAACCGCACTGTATCCTACCTCTCTTGCTCGAAGTACAAAATCGTTATCATCGAATCCTCCAGGCGAAAAACGCTCATCTAAGCCACCTATTTCTTCATATAGCTCACGTGAGAGCAGTACACAAAAGAACGCCAAAAACTGAGCTGGAATCCATTTACCTCGATTCAATCGGTAAAAATCTTGGGCAAATCTCGCTACTTGCTCTGGTCTAATTCTCACCCCTAGCACATGCTGAAGACCGGCAGCAAAATTTGATACTGCACCTACAATCGCAACTTTTTCTAGTTTCAGTTTATCAGGCGAATTATCTAAACAATCTCTGAGGTGAGAAAGCCAATGTGGAGTGAGAAGCAAATCATTATTTAAAATTACTAGATATTTACCGGAAGCCTGTGCCAACCCTTCATTCACTGAAATAGGAAAACCTTTTCTTTCCTCATGCACTATGACTTTATGCGGAATTTCGCCAAGAGCGCTGTCTAAGAACTGTGCGGTTCCATCTTTTGAACCATCATCAATCCCAATTACCTCAAAATCCTCATGAGTATACTTTTTCAACGTTTCAATCGTTGAATACGTACGATCTAACCGCTTATAGCACGGTAAAATTAGGGAGTACTCAGCCATGATCTCCTCCTCTTTTCCCTCTAGGGGATTTGTCGACTTAAAATAGTCTTTACGTCTTTTGAGACTTCATCCAGTTTCTTTTCAATGTTCTTCAACCGTTGATCTAAAACGGCAATTCTTTCACGATTCTGCATCGCTGTTGAATACGCCTGCGAGGACCTATCCCACGTAAAATAACTGAAAGACAAGAAGACCGTGATTATTGCCGTTATTAGGATGCCAACCAAAGCTTTGTTGTTATTGTTGCTTTTGGAGTTCATGTTATCCTCTTGTATCTCTTTAGGATGACCTCTACCTCAGGTGGCGGACCTTCTAAAGTACTAGGAACCTGATAACTGTAATCTCCAATCTTCTCCCTAAGGTATGCAATCGCTCTTCTCCTAGAAAACATCGCACTAACCCAAAGTTGTGCTGCCAAATCCAAATCTTCTGGGACAGTTAAGTATCCTGCATAATAACTTACAGAAACTCCAGCTGCACCTCTTGTGAAACAACGATCATTTAACAGACGTATCTTCCCGGTGCTTGAATAAACATGATAAGCACTTGGGCTCAACAATGTACCACTATCATAAACTGAATAGACTTCAATTAGCGGGTAATGTGAGGTTACAACCGTATCAGTAATACTGTCAACAATGTCAAAATAATCCAGATGTGTAGCAGCATCAAAGCTTCGACCGCAATAACCCTCTATAAGAGTAGACACTTCGGTGATCAGCGTTGACAATACTACGTCATGAGTTGAAACCTCCAAACCCATTAAAGATTTTACTTTCGATAACGTTGTTAAATTCACCAATAGCTGACCTCCAACTTGTTGACGTCAAACGCCTCCATCAAACGACGTTAAGGAAGAACTACTTACTTCCGAGGGCGACGCTTAAGCTTTGGTCTGTCAAGCAGTTCTTCCCAACCCATGTTTTTGAAAAACAAAGCAGAAGTCTCATCCTCACAAGTTACAACCCCATCCCTAACCTCACACATCTCTCCGGTTGGAGTTATCTCCTTCCAAACACGTTGTACCTTAACTCTAGGTTCCAAAATTCGTGGAACTCTAAACTTGAAAGACATCGAAATCTCCTTTCAGGGCATCACGTACCTCCTTACACCTCATTATTCACCGAAGCCGATGAGCATGGAGTTGTAAAGTGGATTCCTCATCACCAAGACCTCATCGCAATAGATGTCCCACTCATCATATTGCGAAGACTTCTTGGCTAATGGCTCCATATGAAGTGGAGTCAGCTCACCTACCCATACTTGCTCGGTGTTCACCACGTAGATCGCTGAAGTCGTGCCGCCAGTTAAGCCGACGATCGATGAACCGTCTGCAGCAAGTGCCATGGTGTCCGGAATGTTGGTCGAGATGTAAATAGGAATCTCGTTATAGGACAGAAGCTTGAATCCGCCTCTAACCTCAACTCTGTCGACAAATCTCTGATAGATTTGAAGCAACTGTAACAACAGTCTTCTGGAGCGTTTTGACATTACCAACATATTAGGATCACCAGCGCACTTGTCAATTGCCTCGTCCATCTTGGTAAGAGTCAACGCACCTGGTGTATCAGTTCCAGCAACGCAGGAGACTACTTGTTCTTGAGAGTTGTAAGACTGGATGAGATAATGCAACCCAGAGAAGCAAGTAGATCCAGCTGTCGCATTCTCTATTCCTATCGTATATGCGTAATCCTCTTGATTCCTCACCTCTAACGCACGTGCTTCAATCTCCTCTGCTAACATGTCAGCATAAGTTCTACCTATCGCTTGGGCCTTTCGAGTCACTTTAACTCGAGCTCCTACCGTCTTATAGTAGAAATTGACTTGCTCGTAAGACCCTTCATCTTCAACGAAATCTTCCGTATCTGCCACCCATGCAGCAGGAGTATTAGCAGCAGGTGAACGTCGATTCAGAATCCATGCTTGACCAGATCCAGGCTTCCGAGGCAGGTTCTGTCGCAACGGGTTCTGATAATCAACCAGGTTCGCTATTACTTTATCGATCTCAGGCTGAACTAGCACACTGGCTCCAGCAACATCAAGAGCCTTCAAGATATCGACTCGAGCCACGTTAATTCACCTCCTTACTTTAATTTCTTTTCCAAACCCCGCATTAGTAATCTCAACTGTTCCCCTGGAGTTGCTTCCTTAAACTCCTTCGACTTGATTAGCTCGGTTATCTCATCCTTCCGCGGCTCTTCGTCCTCCTTCACTACCGCTTTCCTCAGAGGAACATTCTTTGAGACTACCTCTGCCACCTTCTTAACCGATGCGGCAACCTCACGAATTTCCTTTCGCAGATTCTCTATCTCCGCAGAAAATTTCTTCTCGGTCATCTCCTTCTCCAACTGCGCCAGTTGTTCTCTCATCTCAGTGACCAAATCAGGCTTCTTCTCATCCTTCTTCGTTTCCTTCGCTTCCTTCGCTTCCGGATAAGGATAAGTTCCGCCTACAATCTTTGATAGAGCAGCTTTCAAAGTCTGCAGCGCTTTTTTCTTGTCCTCATCCTCTTCCGCCTGAATCAGCTTGTCTATCATAGAGAAAATCTTCTTGAAAGATCCAGCCGGAATGTTAGGATATGTTAGGATACTTCTCTCCAGGCTCCGGATAAGGATCAGCCTTCTCAGTCTCTTCCGCCTTTGCTACCTTCTCCTTCTGCTTCTGCCACTCTAAAGCGCACTCCTTCATTGACTTGCCAGACTTCAAACATCTGCTCATGAAATCGGTGTAAGCGGACTTCTCCTCCTCTGTCAGTCCCTCAGGAATCTCCAGCTTTTCCTCAAGCTCAGGAGCTTTCTTCTCATCCGCACTCACTTCGACCTTCACCTTTGCGTTAGGATCAACAGTAACTTTGGTCTTCTTCTCTTGAGGTTCGCCTTCGGACTCCTGAATCAACTCCTCGTCTTTCCTAGGTACTCTCTCCACTTTCGTTTCACCTCCTTTGCCTAAGTTTTCTGATCGCTTATAAACCAAATATTCCCTCTCATTCGCAGGTGAGTCAACAATGCCTACGCTAAAAATTTTAAGTTTCTTCAGACGACGAGCCATTTAAACCTCCTAGTCTAGTGGTACTTCCTCTGCAATACCGCGAATAGAATAACCTCGGAGCTCACCGTTTTTGACTTTCTTCCAAATCTCCTCATCGAAGATCTTAGTAACCAACACCCAAGTTCCTTTCTTAACCAAATGATCTCCGAGATGGAACGAAGTCGGTGCGATGAATGACTCAACAGGGAAGCAGCGCGAACTCAAAAATGCATGTTGTACATCAATACGCCGTGAATTTACTAAAAAATCATGCGCTGCATCTTCAATAACGTCTGCAGAGATAACATCACCTTGTGCATCTTCCGTCTCTGGTACCAAGACCTCACCATAAACGAGATGCTTTTCCGGGGCAACCTTCACAATTGGAACATAGAAATTCTTATTCAAGCCAGGGCCTTCCTCTGTCTTCGAGAGAGTCCAAATATTTATATCCGGTCTTTCCTTAAACAAGATCCACAAGCCTTTCATAGGGCCGGACCTAATGCGGAATTTCTTAAATTCACGTGAGTCTTCTAGGAAGGTTAAAGAACCACTGGCAACGACTTCGATGAAAGAAGGAGTGTTCTTAGTAGGATTAAGTCTAGTTCCTGGATCTACCTTAACCGGCTCCTCGGAACCAACACCTAAGTTCATCTCATTTTCTGACGCATAGGACTCACGAAGCCCAGCAGCTATCTTTTTGATGGGATCCGATTCGAATACATAGTGAGAAATGGTGTTATCCTTCTTAATCCAAAAACGCCATAGCTCAGTCGTAGGTCCGAAACGAACATGAATTGGGCCCCGAAACGTCTGATACTGCAGGACAAATTTCGCGGTGGACTTGGTCACTTTTTCCTCCTCAAAGTACTTCACTAACTCATCGCGTAGTTTTCTCCTCTCACTGAGACTTTTCTTTTTCCAATATTGAAGATCTGATGGCACTTTTTTTCTGATCTCTTTTGGTAATGCAGAGATTCCTTCTGGTGGTACCCAGCCCTTTCGAACGGTATCTTTTTGTAAGACATAAGGTGTCTGATCATCTGGTTTGATCAATAACCAGAAGTAACCACCTCTCGCAGGCTGTTCCTCTGCCGGACCTAACTCTTGTTTGAAGATTTCATGTAACTCAGAGTTTATCTCATTCTCATTATACACCAAATACTCCAAAAGGGCACGCCCTTCTAACTTCTCAACCTCCCTTGCCCGTTTCGTCGGTAACATGCGGTAGAAATACCTACCATTAAAGACCTTTCCATGACGGAAGAATTCCACAAAGTATGGCAGTATCGAGCCATATTCAGCGACACCTTTATCTACGGTTACTAACACACCAACATGATACCTACTCCTTCCCGGTCCAGCTGTAATCACGCCTTCATAGCCTAGCCATGCGCAGTTGTGGACAGCAGCATTAACAACGCAATAAGTGTTACTCTCAGTTTCCAAGTTGTAGACATACTTATACTGACGTGGTACACCCTTGATGTACCTGATCTTAAGTGCGAATTTATCGCCGACATCCATCTCAAATTTCTTATAACGAGTAACTTTACTAGTGCGATACCCTCTATACCGTTTTCTTTGTTGTTTATGCGTTGAAAGATAGCTGAGGTCACTCTCGTAATCTCTAACTGAAAAGTTCAAGACTTTGCCCAGCAACAGATTCGCGAACAGCATGGAAGAGATCAGTCCAAGTGAATGCGAACCTAATGTGCCAGCTCTCTTGGAACCATCCGAATCTAGTAATCCTTGTACGAATCCTCTCACGAAGTCCTCATTCGTCCTTTCCAGGAAAGCTGGTGACACCTCTTTGTATCTTGAGTGAGTTCCATTCTGCTTCGCGTTCAAGACTATCAACTTAATCAACTTCGCAAACTGTGAATCAGAAACCTCATACTGATAGTAATCACCGTGATCGGCTTTTCTCCAAGAGTGCGTGATACCGTATCGATCAAAGAAGCTGTCTAACTTAGGGAACACCTCTTTCTTTTCTTCTCCTAAAGAAAGTACAACACCGCCTTCATCCAGATTTCCATCGCCACAGATCAAACCTAAAACGTAACCGAAAGACCAATCCAGCTCAAGAAAGACAGGGTGACCACGCAGCCCGTTCTGGTCGAACTTTTGATAAAACACATACTTCAGTGGATCTTTAAACTTTACCTTTGGCATCACCAGGTAATCATTTTTCAAGTCGATCTCAGCAACCTTCTTCCACTGAAGGTCAGCTTTCCCATTAGAAGTAAGCTTAGCCGTTAAGAATGGATGATCAGATGTGACTCTCAGAGGTAAGCATTCGTTTGCCTTAACCTCTTTTACCTCTCTACCAGCTGCGGGCGTCTTGAAGCACTTTGTGACTTTAGTCCAATTCCCATCTGCATCAAGTACAACATCTCCCTCACGAATATCCTGAATCTTTCTAAGACCTGCATCGGTCCAAACCAACGTATCCGCAGCAAAACAAGGTTCTGGTGCCTTAAGTGCTGCCCAGATACTGGTTCGTCTAACAACACCGCCCCTAACTCTTCGCTTTCTAAACTCCCCAGTTTTAGGATTGATTTTCCAAAGATCAGGGTTCTTTATAGCCTTCCTAGCTTGAACCATCGTCTCTACTGGTTCTTTCAAAGCACCTGGCATTAGCACTGCGAGTGTAAAACCCTGGAGTTTGTCGTTATATTCAACTCTATCATCCCAATGTGCTGACCTCCCAATAAAATGAGCTGAAACTGCGTATTTATATGTTTTATCCTCAGGTGGAGGTGCGAAAATTTTACAAACCTCAGTTAAGTTATCCTCTAAATTTCTCTTCTCTAGATAATGAGTCTCTCCATCTTTGTCAATTTTCTTTTCCGACAACACACCATTGGCCTTCGCTCTTTTTACTACCTCATCAACAGAGTCTGGCGTCTTTCTCTCACTTGCGATTCTTAAGAAACGCGGGCACCAACAACCGATCTGAATAGAAACGTCTCTTTCGTCCACAGTGAAATTAAGAGTCTCTATCTCTATTTCAATGATTTGACCTTTTTTCACCACAGTGTCAGTGGAAAAAGTCTTTCCGACTTTAATATAGTTCTTCTCTCCAACTTTAACCTGTTGCGACTGTTTCACCTTATATTTGCCAAAGTCTAACGCATAAAGGTAATTGAAAATGCCTTCCTTCTTTGTCTCTTGAATGCCATAGACGATGCCAAATACACGCGAGGTTTTGTGATACTTAAACCACTCCATACGCGAATTTCCGTCGAGGTAGTACTTGGCATCAACACGCTTGAGAACCGCACCTTCACTTCCAGGTGCGTTGATGACTCTTTTCATTAACTTTTCAATCTCCTCTCTGCCTCGTCCTCGATGCGTAGGTAACTTGTTCAACGCAAGCTTCGTATCAGGCACCCCTTCCGTCGACTGAGGAAACTTGATAGAATCTAGTGCATGCCGTCTTACTTCCTCATCCTCCTTGTGAAGATCTTTCCCGTTTAAGTACCGTCTTACTTCCTCATCCTCCTTGTGAAGATCTTTCCCGTTTAAGTACATACACTCAAATACAGTAGCCACAATCCCTTCTGTTTCAGGTTCACCTCGACGATGAATCTTGCCGGCAATCGCTTCTCTCGGGAAATGATGTCCTCCCTCCCAAAGCTCAACTTCCATTCCTAAGATGCACGATGAAACATCTAGTTGTCTAATAGCATCTGCAACTTTCGGTAGTTCTTTCGTGCGTTCAGTCCCATCCTCACTCCAAATTTCAACCTTCTGTCCCTCCTTAAAGGCAAGACACGTCATTCCATCTTTCTTAACTTCTACGAACCACTCATAATCGCCGACACGCCTCAACACTGCTTCAACCGATTGAGGTTCATTTCCAGATACAGCTCTAGTAGGTTTCAAGTTGTGAAAGAATCGGAACATCTTTATCTTGTCTTCCTTCAGGCTCTCTTCTGCCTCTGCGGACGCTTCTCTATCTTTGGTAAGATAAATGTTCTGTTTCTTGAGAGGGAAGTTAGAGATGAGAAGTTCGGTGCGAAATTGTTGCTTCATACCACCGACATTCATTTGTTGGGAAACCTTAACGTTCTTCTTTTCAAAACCTGGGAATTGTCGCCCGCTCTCTTTATCAATACTAAGAATAAACTTGCCTTTCAATTTAGTTAAAGCTTCTCGTAATTCGGGTAAACTAATCTTCAAAGCTTGGTGAGAAAGCTTAGGATAAGGAGGATCAAGATAGAAGAAGGTATCCTTTGAATCGAACTCTTCTAAGATTTTTGTATAATCCTGGTTCTTTATTTTTACATTTTTTAATCTTGACTTAATACGGTTAATTCTGGATAGAATCTTAAATTCTTGATTTTCTTGCGTAGAATCGAAAACATCTCTTCGATCACATCCATACCCAAATCTGGTTAAATATAAAAAACGATAAAGTCTCTCTAATTTATTTTTAGGTTTAGAATTTTTTAGTTTTTTGAATAAACGAGGGTCTCCAATCCATTTAAATTTCTTTAATTGGTCTAATTCATTAGAGGATAAAGTTTGAATAGCTTTGTAAGCAAATGCAATCTCCGGATCCAAATCATTTATCACCTCAACCTCACTTGGCTCCTTAGCAAAGAAGACTGCGCCACCTCCGACAAAAGGCTCAACGTAGATTTTATGCTTCGGAATATAGCTTACAATAGTTTTGGCTAAGTAGCGTTTGCCGCCGGGTGAGCCGAAAGCTGGTCGAATCCCTTTTTGTTCGATTTCACCAAGTTCTATATTTCCTTTGTAAAAACTCCGAAACTCTGGCTCATCGACCTTTCTCAGCTCGCCTTTTGGTAAAGGTTTTAAGAACAAATCATAAGAGTTCGGTCCACCCTGCTTCAGCGCTAAAGAATAAACAGGAACCCAATCCCAAGAAGGTCCATGCAAACTCCCTGTAAAATGAAAAGGTAAATCTTTCAAGTCATCTTCCAATAGAGAACGTAACTGCTTCTCGATTTCATTAAGTCTGTCATGCAAATCATAACGATCATCTATGTAAACCTTAAGCCCGTTTTCAGTCTCAACAAAGCATAAGAAGTTACGTTTCAATAGAATTTCTGGCAAATCCTTAACTTTCTCCAATTGTAGAAACATTCTTCCTACTCCACGAAGTTTCTTTACCATTATAAAATTCTTGAAGAATTCGATCAACTTTAAGGCGAAGTGATGCATCCGGCCTGATGGTAAAGTCTTCATCACAGGCGAAGACAACGTCAACATCATTCGGATAACGATCCTTAGCATAAATCGCACTACCAGTAATAGAAACAAACTCAGGGATGAACGTAAAGGTAGGCAGATGCGATATCGCCGAAGACTTTTGCAACTCTTCTGGCAGAGTTCGATCTAATGCGTCATGTACATGATGATGAAACCCACGTCTCGCAAATTCCTCAACTATTGCACGGTGAAGTTTAATTATACGCTTCCGTCTCTCTCCTTGAGCATCCCTAAACCATTGATGCAAACGGAGATGGGCTATCAAGAGCTCATCATCAGAGGTCTTTCGAAACACTTCCGCAGACATATCCTCCAACTTCATCTCTTACTCCTTTTCAAATGGACCCGGAACAACTCTAAGATTTTCTCGCAGTTGCAAACAACTTGCCGTTTTCGGCTCTCACTTGAACGTCAACAAAACCTGTACGTTTCAGTTCAACTTCTAGGACTTCAGAATCGTACATCATGTTGTGATAATTGCCAGGAAAATTTTGTTCTCCAAACATAAAACCAATCAGCTCAAGTTTTCTCTTAACACTATCCGCCTTCAAAAACTCCTCACATATCCACTTAAAATCTAGCGTGGTTAACTCAATCCTGCCTTTTGGCTTCAAAACTCGAAACATTTCCGAAAACGCCTTGCGGAAGCCTATTTCTCCACCACGTAAACCGTGAGGAAGATGCTCAATCATCTCATCTGAGTGAATTTCCTCTACGGAATCATCAGGAAATGGTAAATCTCTCACATCCGCAACAACATCAACAAGACTTCCAGGATTGATGTCAACCCCTTTGAATCCTTTCTTTTTGTTGAACTTCACTCCGATATCTAACTTCATCTCTTACTCCTGCATCCTTCAGCGGATGTTCCGTTTCCCAATTTATAGTAGTCAAATACGAAAGAACTGCATCAAGAGACTCAAGAGTTTCAAAGTGTTCCCATTTTTCAGATACTCTAACTACAAACTTCTTTCCAAGCTTAGTGATCCTCACTTCCAACTTCAGTTCCTCTCGCTTTTCGTCTTGATCACTTTAGCCTGAGAAATCTTTATAGCCTCTGGGAGATCTTCTTCTGGAACATTGTCGAGCGTCCGCACCTCACTTCCAGCCACAAGAAAGTACTCATCTCCTCCAGGAATGCTCTCTAGCTTAAGCGCCTTACGAACCTCATTTCGGCTCATTATTCCATTTCTCACATAACGCTCATACGACCGTGCCACTGCCTCAGGATCGAATATCTCATGCACATCGAATGAGAATCGAACGTCATTGTAATGAAATTCTTGTTGAATGATCTCTTTGTTAATGAAGGCTGAAATCATATTCGTTATTGGGATCACCCTTCGCTGCTGCGCTAATTGCATTTGAGTGTAAGCGGTCGATCGATTAACCGTAGCACTCTCACCAGCTTCTAACGGTAAGATTCCAAAGTTACGGTAAATGATCAACTCGATAGATCTGCGTAACTCGTTCAATTGCATTTCGCGGTTAGGCATCTTAAACTGAATCCAATCAACATCTTTGGTGCCATAGATAACTCTAAGAGTCAGATTTTTCTTCATACCTCGTTTAGACAAGAGTCAGATTTTTCTTCATACCTCGTTTAGACTGAAACTCCTCTTTCGCCCTCTCGTACGCCTCTTTTCCGATCATACCTAAATTCAAAATGCCCGGTGGAATTTCGTCCTCTGTAAATGTCTTGGCGATATATGCATTGGTGAACAACAGTGTAGCGACTTCATCAATAATGGAATCAATAATTGGCTTGACATATCTTGAATAAGAGGTGGGACAGAATACCATATAAACAAGTTCATCTTTCGCAAACTCAACGGTCCTCCCAAGGAAGCTTTGTTTGTAACCTTGCAGTACCCCGTGCTCATCAACCTCAACTGTAAATGTAGCACCATCTCTAGCGT